TCTCCTGTGGGCTTTTCCTTATAGCACCTTGTCACATTAGTGAGTGTGTGTATCCTCTAAACCATCATACATATTACAGTGGGGGCAACCTAGAATATCCTCATCTGGTCCCATAGGGTATGGATATCTTAGAACATCCTTGGATAGCACGGTATGGCCACAGTAGGTACAGTTGTACTCTGTGGTATCATATGTGTTACCATTATTAGTATGCATATGCATCTATCCTATAGTTTAGGTGTTATTGAGAAGATACCTGAAATCGCCTATGATCTAGATGTTCTTAGGAGTAACTGTAGAAGCTTATAGGTACTAATACTGTATTACCATCGGCGAACGCCTCTGGAGGGTACTGTACTTTCAGAAATCCGTCAATCCCTAAAACACTAGCTAAGGTTACTTTTTTCATCTGCTATTTTCGGTTTGACACATAACTGTTGTTCTTGCTAATGTACCTTCAACACGATCAGAAGGAACTCTACCATGCAACAGAAGATCAAATACTTCCAAGAGCGAGAGCGGGCTACAGGTACAGTGTATGTTGTTAACCCGCCCAAGTACGTTAAGGTTGCGACAGGTGCAGAGTATCAGCAGTTCACCAGTAAAAGTGACGCTATCTCCGCCTCTTTGCGTATCAGCCAACAATTCCAAGATTACAAACGTGGCATTAAGGGTAATGTACATGTGGATGATACCATCGTGGAAGGCCTGATTAACCATTTCCAAACCACAGAGGAGTTTATGGACCTCAAGGCCAACTCCAAGACCCATTACCGCCTGATGTTCAGAACAGCTATCAACTTCCGTGTGGGCCAAGCCAACAAAGACTTTGGTCAGGTGTATGCCAAGAGCGTAGATGCTGTGATGGTGGATAACTTCTACCAGCAGCTAAAGGCCACCAAGAGCCACCACAGAGCTAACTCCACAGTCAAAGTTATGCGCCGTGTCTGGAACATTGGTCTGCGTCACGGGAAGGTGGCAGTTAATCCATGGATACAGAAGCGGATGAAGGAACTGCCATCCCGTAAGACTTTGTGGGAGAGAGAGCATGTTACTACAGCTATCCAGACTGCTGATGCTATGGGTTTGTACAATCTCGGTACGATGATGCTTCTGTGCTACCATCTGTGTCAGCGTCCCGGTGATATCCGCCAACTTACGTGGGATAACTTTGATGGTGAGGTGTTTAGGTTCACGCAGGAGAAGACTGCTGTGTTCATGGAGCTTGATGCGTCTCCTGATCTCATTACCCGCCTCTCCTCGTACTCTCATCGCCCTGTAGATGGTCTTATTGTGCCTAATGATGAGAATGGCCTGCCACACGACCGTTTCACTTACTCCAAACAGCTTCGTAGGGTGCGAAAAACAGCCGATTTACCCACCGACCTTACGATGGCTGACCTACGCCGCACAGGAGCCACGGAGATGGCTGAAAGCGGCTGTACAGAAGACCAACTGCGGGCCGTAACAGGGCATAAGAGCCGTGTTATCCTTGAGACCTATGTAAGACCCACCCGGAGGATGGCACGGGCGGGAATGAACAAGAGGTTCGGGGACAATTAAGACCTCCACTCATATAACCCAACAGAGAGAGCTAGCCATGAACATGACTAATCACGCGGAAACCTTGTTCCGTAATGCAGGCATCATCGACCAACAGACAGACTTTGATGCGATGGAAATTAATCTAGAAGAAAATCCTGATACTGAGGAAGCGGAGACAGAGTATGACAATGAGTGATATCACCGTAGAATACCTAGACCATATGGGCAGTGACCTAGACGTAGTGAACGCCGCTAAGGTCAGCTTTGGTAAGCAGTCTGAGTGGGAAATGGGTACTTATAACTTTGGTGATGGCCTGTTTGGTGATATGGTTGAACCTCTGCTTTCCCGGAAGGATACCAGCCTCATTAACTACTTGGCCCGTGGTATGACCACAAAAGACTACGATGCTATGATCCGGGATATGCGTAGCACGTATGAGACTGATGAGATCATTGAAATGGTTAATCAGTATCGTGACACACCTATCCATAAGTCACCCTTCAACCATTGCTATATCAAGTTCCGGGTTACCGCCCCCATCTACACCGCCCGCCAATTGGTAAAGCATGAGTACTTACCATGGAATGAGATATCCGGTAGATACGTGCAGTTTGAGCCTGACTTCTTCAAGCCACGGTCCTTCCGTGCCAAAGCAGAGGATAAAAAGCAGGGATCTGGGCTGCGCATGGAAGGACAGGCAGAAGTGGATCTAAAGGGTGTCTTCGATGATGCTCATGCCTTTGCCTACAGCAAGTATAAGCAGGCTCTTGCCCTAGGCCTATGTGAGGAGCAGGCACGATCCCTGTTACCTCTGGACACTATGACACAGTGGATCTGGTCCGGTAGCCTTGGTGCATTTGCTAAGATGGTAAAGCTGCGTACTGCCCCAGACAGCCAGTATGAGGCCCGGATAGTAGCAACTAAGATCATGTCGCTCATGGAAGAGTACTTCCCCACGTCTATGGAAGCTCTAATGACAAATGGCGGTGCAAAATATCACGGGAGTGAGTGATGTGGATGTTGGTGATAACTGTGTGCTTACAGTTTAGCAGCACAGAGGCAGAGTGCAGAAGACAGGTACAAGGGCCGCATCTTACGCCCATGGAGTGCCGAAATCGTATGCCAGAACAGGCTAAGGCGATAGAGAAAGTTATTGAAGGCATTGGCGGCAGGGTTCTGTTTGCCAATGTCTCCTGCAAAAAAGGTAAAGACGTATGAATGTGGTGCTGCTGGTCCTGTGGTTTGTGAATGCAGATACAGGTGAATTGGAGAAGCTTGATGGTTGGGGGGATCGTGTGCAGCCTTCTATGGCTGTGTGTGAGGAGCGCCGTGATGCTATCGCTTCCTACATGGCTCAATATGATGTTTTTGTGTCATGTGAGAGAGTTTATAATTAGGGTATCTTAACTTTCCTCAACTTACCTAAACTAAACTGTATGAAAGCTAATGAAATCAGTAAGTTGGTTGCGGGAGTAGGATTTGAACCTACGACCTTCAGGTTATGCTCTATCCCAATGAAATCAATGGCTTACAGTGTCAGGGAGTTACTACCTCATAACTGAGGCCTTAGCAACTCCCTTTTCTCTTGTTTCTATAAAGGTTAACCTCATACCTAAGCGTAGGAGAGATTATGGCGACTTATAAAGAACAGCTAGACGTACTAGACCCCATTAAACTGTCTGAGGGGCAGACTAGGCGGATCAACTGCCCCTTCTGTGGTGGTCAGAACACCTTCTCAATCAGCCGACATGCGGGGTCAAGGGTATGGAACTGCTACAAGGCATCCTGCGGGATACGGGGAGGCAAGGATACTGAGCAATCGCTGAACACCATCCGTGAGAGGCTGAAACGCAGCAGTTCAGAGGAACCCACCTTTGACCCCCTGCCGGAGCATCTATCCAGACCGCAGGCCCATAAAAGGGTCATGGAGTACCTTGAGGCTGTGGGGTCTCTAGAGGCTTTTGAGGCAGGTTTAGTGGATATCAAGTTCTCGCCACAAGAGAACCGTGTGCTGTTCTTGATGAACGCGGGATCGGGGGCTGTGGGCCGTGCCTTAGATCGCAGAAAGCCAAAATGGAAGGTCTTTGGGGACTCTAGGGGTTTGTTATCTGTGGGTGTGGGAACTACTGCTGTTCTAGTAGAGGATGCAGCATCGGCCTGTTCTATGGGTGTGTTCTCGGAATGTTCAGGCTGTGCTTTACTTGGTACATCGGTTACTCTATCACAGAAGAGACAGTTAATGTCCTACGAGAAGGTAATTATTGCACTAGATAAAGACGCTTCTCGAAAGGCTTTAGAACTACAGAGGCAGCTAGAGGGGCGTGTGCTTACGCGGGTGGTGTACTTAGAGGATGATCTCAAGTACCTAACCAGACAGCAAAGAGAGAGGATACTACGATGAAAGCGCGAGGCTTAATATTAATCGACTACGAGTTCCCCGGCGGATATCGTGAAGCCGCTGAAGAGGAAGAACGTCTGACCGAAGCTATGAACGCACTAGTACGGGGCAACGGTCGTGTTGTGTACTACCAGTGTACCATCAAAGAGCGTAGAGGTGACTCCAAGCCTGACGTAAGCCAGATGAAACTTCGTAGCAGCTAAAATTAACGGAACCAACTGACTGTATTATTTTGCCCCCTGCGCTTCGTAGGGGGTTTCTTTTTGTTCCCCGCTAAGGTATCTTTGGTACCTTAACTGCTATTTAGCAAAGGGAGCATGATGTTAGATACTGACCTCATCAAGACATTACTGGACCACGACACATTCAACGCCTGTACGGGCAAGCTGACCCCCGGCATATTTGGGGAAGATGTTAGAGACATCTATGAGATCGTAACTAAGGCCCACCAGAAGTATGGGCATTCTCTTACCAGCCAAGAGTTATTGGCCTTATGGCGGGTGGACAATCCGGTGGCTACAAAGGCAGAGCGTAACGATGTTGCGCATCTGTTAGAGGATATTGAGTCTGCCACCAGCCTTTCTCATGACGTTACTCTAGATGTTATTGAGACCTTGTGGAGGCGGGATCTGGGTAAGCGCATTGCTAGCCTAGGTCTGGAAATGTCAGAGGGGCGTGAAGAGGCTATGGGGCGATTACAGTCCCTGCTGGACCGCCACGCAGAGGGCTATATGCCCAACGACTTTGGTGATGATCCCACAGATGATCTAGACGAATTGCTGGCTATGGCTAGCGATGAGAACCGATTTAAATTCAATATCGAAACACTGTCCCGGCATGTGTACGGTTTGGGTCGCCGGGAGTTTGGGGTAATCTTTGCTACGCCCAACACAGGTAAGACTGCGTTTGCTGTGTCTCTGGCCTTTGCTCCCGGTGGTTTCATTGATCAGGGCCGTAAGGTCATGTTTCTAGGAAATGAAGAGGCTATGGACCGTACTGTGTTGCGGGCGATGTTGAGTTGCACTGGTTTGGATAAATACCAGATCGCAGCAGACAGAGAACGTGCCAGACAGATCTACCGCGCAAAGACCCAAGGTAAGGTGGTATTCCGTGACACGCAGGAGTGGGATCTCAATCGTATTGAGGCCTTCATAGGTAAGCAGAAGCCTGATGTAGTGATCATCGACCAGTTGGATAAAGTGCAAGTAGCTGGGGGCTTCGACAGTGGGCATGAGCGTCTGCGTGAATTGTATCGACGGGCTAGGGAAACAGCCAAGCGGTATGACTGTGCATTGCTGGGTGTATCACAGGCGAGTAATGAAGCATCCCGTAAGACCCGCCTAGATTATTCTATGATGGAAGGATCAAAGATTGGTAAGGCTGCAGAGGCTGACCTGATCATTGGTATAGGTAAGCATGAAGTAGACGAGAATAACGAACCGGATAATTCCCGGTATCTCACAGTGTCCAAGAATAAGCTCTCAGGCTGGCACGGCACTGTAATCTGCAACCTCGAACCTATGGTGTCTCGCTATGTCGAATGATGTACATATTGTCCTTTCAAGGGCCGAGGAAGCTGCATAATGATTGATGGAACCACACGAACAATAGTACTCGACCTAGAAACGTCTGTAAGCGCAGTGAAGCTTACAGGCAAAGATACTGAGGACACAGACAACAGCCCCTACCACGAAGACAACTTCTGTGTGTCTGGTCACTTCCTTGAGATTAAGGATGGTGTACGTACACCCGTCACAAACCTCATTTGGAACCACAATGAGCAGTCTGTCCCTATGGGCAGAGAGGCCCTACAGCAGGCGTTAGATCGCAGTAATGTTCTTGTAGCTCATCACGCTAAATTCGATGTGGCATGGCTCACAGAAATGGGCTTTGACCTGCCAGAGCGTGTCTGGTGTACCATGATAGGTGAGTACATCTTTGCGCGGGGGGCTAATGTCGAACTGTCTCTAGAGAAGACTGCAATACGTCGAAAGGTAACCCATAAGAAGGGTGATCTGGTACACGATCTGTTCAAGGGTGGTACAGGCTTTGAAGCTATGCCGCTTGAGATTGTCATAGAGTACGCAGAGGCAGATGTTGTGTCCTGTGCTGATATCTATGAGGCGCAGTTAGAAGACCTCAAAGAGGAAGATAATAAAGGTCTCTGGCCCACTTTTGATCTTATGAATGAAATGCTGCTGTTCCTTGTGGAGATTGAAGGTAATGGCGCAAACATAGATTTGGATGCCCTGAAAGAGGTGGAGCTAGAATTCAAGGCAGAGCAAGCACAGCTTAAGAAGGATCTTGAGGATATCGTTGTCAGTGTCATGGGCGATACCCCAATAAACCTAAACAGCGGTATTGATCTGTCCAAGGTTATGTACAGCCGGGAAATCACCGATAAGAAGCTCCACCACGCTATGTTTAACATCGGTACTATGCCCAACGGGAAGAAGAAGTATCCGCCCCGTATGCGCCGTACAGAGTTTAATGCTGCCGTTCGTGCAATATCCACCGTATGCCACCGCACAACGGTGCAACATTGCTTTGAATGCAATGGTAGAGGTAAGCAGTTCAAGCTGACTAAATCAGGGGAGCCGCATAAACGCCCACCTAACTGTACGCACTGTGATGGTGCAGGTGTTGTCTATAAATCCACGGGTGTCGTGGCAGGATTGAAGCTATCCCCAGAGCGTCCTAGCGATGCAACTTTCCATGGCTTTTCTACAGGTAAAGACGTTATCCCTCGCCTGCTTTCCCAAGCGGAAAAGAAACAGAATTGGGATGCCATCCAGTTCCTGAACAAGATGCGCAGGTTGAATGCTGTATCCAGTTACATCGCCACCTTCGTGAACGGTATCCAGACATGGACGCGGCCAGATGGGCTTCTACACCCTAACTTTAATCAGTGTGTAACATCTACGGGCCGTTTGTCGTGTAGCAAGCCTAACTTCCAGAACCTTCCAAAGGGGGGTAAATTCCCTGTACGAAAGGCTATCACAAGCCGCTTTGAAGATGGTCTGATCATAGAGGCAGACTTCAGTGGCTTGGAGTTCCGTGTCGCAGGAGAGCTATCCAAAGATATACAGATTATTCAGGATATTATGAAGGGTAAGGATGTTCATAAGCAGACTGCATCCATCATTAATGAGTGTGATGTAGCAGATGTGGATAAAGACCTTCGTCAGGGAGCTAAGGCGTATACATTTGCACCTCTTTATGGGGGACAAGGCGCGAATGAGCCAGAACATATCCAGAAGTACTTCAGGGAATTCTTCGTGATCTACTCTGGTATGGCGGAATGGCATAAGACACTGTTTAGCGGTGTCCTTAAGAATGGAATTGTCCGTGTACCTAGCGGCAGGGAGTATCACTTCCCCAACGTAAAGAGATATCCTAATGGCCGTGTAAGCCGAGCAACAGAAATCGTTAACTATCCCGTACAGGGCTTTGCTACAGGAGATATTGTACCTCTGGCCTGTGTACGAGCATTAAAGACGTTTAAGGCCCGTAAGCTGCGTTCCAAGATCATCCTGACAGTACACGACTCCATTGTAGTTGATTGTCACCCGGAAGAGATCTCAGAGGTGGCTGAAGCACTTACTTGGGCGATGCATTTCATGGGTGACGATATGTATCGTCGGTGGGGTTACGAACCGGAGTTGCCTCTAGATATTGAGATTGAGGGCGGTAGTAGCTGGATGACTATGGAAGCTATAGAAGTACCAAAGATGGTAGATGTAGTTTTATAGGAACAAAACAGGAAACGGCCATTGTTGGGCTTGACCTGATGTTCGTACTAATGTATCTTCAAAGACCTAATAACAATGCTATAGGAGCATGTATGTCTACTGAACTCTCCACGATCACGCAGGCTGAAATTGATGAACTGGCGAAGCTCTCCGGTGCAGATCCCACCCTTAACTCCCAAGAGCGTACACCTACTCTTAAGGTGAACTACAACGCAGAAGATGCGCAGGAAAACCGCCTACCTTTGGGCCAGTGGTTTGTAACAGATCAGGAAGTACCCGTGTATGCGAAGACGGTACGTATCCGTCCCCTGCAGATGCACTACCAATACACTCACTATGACTCTGATGAAGAGAAATTCATCAATCAGACCGTCTTTGCTACGTCTTTCTACGAAGACTTCCTTGATGAGAAGGGGGGTGTCCGCTGTGGCCGTCCAGACAGCAAGACCCTGAAAGACATGACAGACGACCGTAAGGCTATGTACAAAGATATCAGTTGTACTCGCCGTATTAGTTGTCTGGTGTCATACACGGGGGAAGATAAAGACGGTAATGAGCATACGGTTGAGAATATGCCTGTTGTTCTTAATCTTCGTGGTGCTAACTTTATGGCATTTGATGATCAGTTCTATAAGAAGCTTCCCCGTGGTCGTAAGATGTGGGATTTCTGGACGGAGCTTTCTCTGACTAAAGAGAAGAAGGGTTCAGTGACTTACTACGTCATTGGCTACACTACAGATATGAATGTACCCGTAGCACTGGACCGGGACGTGGTAGATACTATCCGCCATTTCTCTACACTCACTTCTCAGCAGAATGACGCCATCATCAAGAAGCACAAAGCTTCAATGTCTGGTAAATCTTCCGAAGACTTTGATGAGGGCTTTATCCCTGATGGTGCGGATCTTGAAGGTGACTTTGACGAGATTCCATTTTGATACTTGCTTAGTCGGTCGGGGATAAAACCCCGGCCACCTTTAAACACAATAAGCAGGGTATATGATGCAGGCTGATGTAATAGAAGCGATGATACACTCTACGCTAGACCGCCTCTCTAATAGCGAAGAGGTACATGTAGAGGATAAATGGATCGAAGAAGCGGGGGAGCAATTTAAAGAGGCTCTTCGCAAACAGGTAACGCCACGGGACAGAGATTTCCGTATCCGTATGTCTAATATTGGTAGGCCCTTGTGCCAGTTACAGATGGAGAAGTCTGGGGCCGAGAAATCGCGTATGCCTTACAACTTCATCACCCGGATGCTGATGGGTGACGCTGCAGAGGTTATCGCTAGGTTTTTCCTGAAGGCCGCAGGAGTAGACGTAACAAGCCACGGCGACCGTGTAGAGTTGGATGTTGCAGGGACTACTATCAAAGGCGACAGCGATCTGGATATTGATGGTGAAGTGTATGACGTTAAGTCAGCCTCCCAATGGTCCTACGCTAACAAGTGGTCAAAGGGGTATAGGGGGCTGGCTGAGAGTGACAGCTTTGGCTATGTAGGCCAGTTGTTCGGTTATGCGGATGCACAGAATAAGAAACCGGGCGGTTGGATCGTAATGGATAAATCCAACGGGTATGTGTCTGTAGTTAAAGTAGAGGCGGATAAGGCAGAAGCTGAACGCATTAGGTTTAATAGGTCCAATGTGGTAACATCCGTTACAGAAGATCTTCCCTTTGAGCGGTGCTTTACCCCGGTGAAAGAGTACTTCCGTAAGAAGCCTACAGGTGCAGAGAAGCTAGGAGTAGCTTGTAGCTTCTGTGACTATAAAGCCGCCTGCTGGCCTACTCTACAGCAACTGACACCTCATATGAGCAAGTCTGCGTCACCTGCTTTTCATTGGTATGTGAAGCATCCCGATATGGAGGGGGTGGAGTGTGACTGAGCTTAAAAAACCCCGCATTACCGTAGCCTCTGGTAAGGCCAAAGGTCGTCGCTTTCAGCAATGGGTCAGGGATTACATCCTAGCATGTTTCCCGGAGCTTGAACCTGATGATGTGAAATCCACAAGTATGGGTGCTGGGGGAGAAGACGTACAATTATCTCCTGCAGCCCGTAAGTTACTGCCTGTATCCGTAGAGTGTAAGGCCAAGGCTAAAATCGCCATCTATAAAGACTACGAACAGGCCACGGCTAACGCCCCTACTAATATGGAGCCTGTACTGTTTATGAAGGCAGATCGCCAAAAGCCTCTTGCGGTAGTGGATGCAGTCTACTTCTTGGATATGATGAAAAGAGTACATAATGGACGATAATACAGACGAGTACCCCGTAAATACTATGTCGATTGTATTTCATCTGTCAGAGGATGGGGATCTGTCTATTAGCAGCCTATACCATATTTCAGAAGATATGGATAAAGAGATAGCGGTAGACTTTCTGAAGCTACTTGAGGGTACCATTCTTAAGATCAGTACTGACCCAGAAGATCTGATGTATCTCTCAGATGTTGCGGGTTTCGCTATGAGTATGCGCCAATCTGAGCAAGAGGCTTTGCGTGAGGAAGAGATCAATAGAGTACTTTCCGATCAGGATGGTACCAAAGTGGTATCTGTGGAAGCTCTAAGACGTATGAAGACAGAAGGGAGAAAAAGTTGAATACTTTAGGATTGTCTGAGTTTGGTAGCTGTCACTGTTGTAACCTGCGTTACCACAAACGGGATCTGCGGAAGGTGGAAGATCACAATGAGTACGAGTGTGTATTGTGTATTGCTAGAGCCGATAAATTCCTTACAGACCATGCCCCAGATGCCACTAGGTACTTTTCTATGCACATACCAAAAGACCGTGTGAAAGTGGCGTCAGATGGCAGCACTACAGAGTACTACAGCATCCCAGACCATGCCACAGAGTTGCGCCATCTGATTTCCGCTAAAGCTATGAGTAAGTCACGCGGGGACATCTTCAAAGCCTGCTATAGGCTGGGGGAGAAGGAAGGCACAGACACGCTGTATGACCTCAATAAGATGAAATTCTTCATCCAAGACTTGATCGAAATGCACTCTCGCGGAGAGCATCTGTAAGTTACCTCTAGCAATAAGAAAGAGAACCATTATATGAAAGAGTTCCTGACAAAACCTGTGACGCAAGACGAAGGGCGATCACTGTCTCAGTTTATGACCTATTTCGGGGCCTCCTTGGACCCCATGGTGTGGGTCAACTTGATTGAGGAAGAGGCCAACGAAGTTCTAAAAGCCTTTTCTAATGAAGGCCCGGAACAACACCTGAAAGAACTGGCAGATCTACGATACGTTATTGTTGGTTTCACGCTGGTACGTCCAAGTCTTCTTGAGGCCCTTGTGAGCCAAGAGGGTATAGATAAGCTGTCGTATGTAGATAAGCTTATGGGTGCAGTGCATGAAATGCTGGATGCCAGTTCTGCGCGTTATACTGACGCCCAACTATCAGAGGCCTTCGCCCTAGTTCATACCAGCAACATGAGTAAGCTTGGAGAAGATGGTAAGCCTGTACGCCGTGCGGATGGTAAGATCATGAAGGGGCCACACTACAAAGCCCCAGACTTAAGCTTGTTGGTGGCAGCATGAGGGGTGAACGAAATCCTGTAGCTAAACAGATTGAGTCCACGTTTAAGGTGGGCGGCGATTGGGTGTACTCTAAGGAGGATGTCGCAATGGTTAAGTTGCTAAAGATGGCTGTCAGTGAAATTGATCAACTCCAACATGTGAACGATACTTTCTGTGATGATCTTGATGCACAGGTACAGCAGGAACGTAATACACTAGCTGAGAGTATAAATCAGTGGAACCAAAGCCGGGACATGTTTCATGAGGAGGCCCGTATGGTCCGTAATGCCGCTCAGTCCTACATAACTCAATTTGATAAGGCTGTAACCCGTACAGCAGATGGAGGTGAATAATGGGACATATCATCGGGTTTGTTATCTCTGTGCTTTTGGGTATCGGTTACTTCCTTAACATCTACAGCCTAATCGTGTTGGATTGGGCGCAACCGATCAGCACAGAGGTTGTCATTCGGATTGCAGGCATCTTTCTAGCGCCAATAGGGGCCATTATAGGCTACTTCTAACCTCTCCCCCTACCCTACCTACCTGAACAACTTAAGCCCGCCTCTGGCGGGTTTTTCTTCCCCTAAATCCCCCACAAATGAACGAGGAACTTTATGTCTCTTAACAATATGCC